CCTTGCCGCCGCCGCCCATGTGCGCAAACATCGCCCGCTGTTGCGCGGTCTGCTCTTTGCGGCGTGCGAGGTAGGATAGCGGTCGAGCATCTTTCTTTGTGGCGTTGAGCCCGGCCGCAGTCAGCACCGGCATGCCGTCGCGGTCGATCTTCGCGAGCCCGTTGCGGATCAGTGTGCGCAACTGATCCATGGTCATTTCGCCGCCTTCGCTCATGGTCGTTGCGGCGTCGATCAGTTCTTGCGCGATCTTCGGTTTCTCGGGCTCGACCTTCGCGGGCGCTTCGGGTTTCTTGCCTGGGCTGATGCTTGTCAACCCAGCCCCGCCGCCGCCGCCGCCGCCGCCCGCAGCACCCGATCGGCCGGCTCGTCGCTGTGCGAGCTTCCCAGCGGCACTCTGGGCCGCCTCAGCAGGCCCGCCCGATCCGCCCTTGCCGGGCTTTGCGCTTGCGCGCTCTTCGTCGCGTTTTTTCTTTGCGGCTTCCCGCTCAGCCTGGGCCGCAAGCTTTTTCGCGGCTGCTGCCGTGCGTGCGGTTTCTTGCTCGCCACGCTTGGCAACCTGATCACGCGCTCGACTGGCAGCATCTTTCGCGCCCTGCACATCGCCACGCTTCGCAGCGTTGAGTAGGACGTTGGCCTGTTCCGACTTGCGCGGCTGTCCATCGGCCCCGATCTCTAACAGTCCCTCTTTCGCGAGAAAGTCGATGTCTTCAGGCCTGAGCGGCTTACCCTGAGCGAACTGATTCAGGTTGGCCAGATGATCGCCCAGGTCGGTTTCGTCGCCGACTTTGGTCATGTTCTGGGCCTGCTGCTTTGTGAGCTCTGCCGCGCGCTCGTCGGCATGCTGCTGCCGCTCTGCCGCCCGTTGCTCGTCAGTCTTCGGGGGCTTCTTTGGTTTCGCCCCAGCGCCGCCGCCTCGACCTTTGGGGCCTTTCTTCGGCTTGGCTTTCGCGCCGTCGCAGGGGCCATACTTGCCATGCACATTGCACAGGTTGCCCCGAATGCGCCTGACGCCGGGCGATAGCAGTTCACCCGGTTGCCCAGCCCCAGCCGCTGGGGCCGCAGCAGCAGGCGACGCTGGGCCGGGCTTCTTTGCAGGTGCACCAACCGGCGTATCGCTTGACACAGCCTTCTCAACCTGCATACAGCCGCAGTCGCAGTCTTTGATCTTCTTGTTCTTGCGACGGTTGGATACTCGACCAACGCCAGGCTGATTAAACAGCGCGTTGTTGCCGGTTGGAGGGATGGCCATGCCGGTCGAGGTGCTATCTTTACGCTTGTTCTTTCGTCGTTGCGCAACTTTGGGAGGGAGCTTGCTGAAGTTTGTTTCTGCCGCCCAACGCTCAGCCCACGGTTGATCCGTGCCAAAGGCAAAACGCTGTTGTGCGGTCGATCGAAACGGCATGGGGTGATCGCTTATACGTTTACAGTATATCTATAATCATAGCTTATATGTCAAGCACCTAGCCAAACGGCCGAATGATCTCAGTAATCACAATAAAAACGACACTGATCACAACGGCACACAAGAAAATGATACCCAGATCGCCCATGGTGATCGTCAATAGTATCATTGCAGTTCCTTATTGATCTGCCGCTGAATCAGTTGCGCCACCCTACTGCGCCACTTCTTCGCAATGATGGTCGACCATCCGCGCGGCTTTGTGCCTGGGTGATGGACGAATCGACGGAAGATGATCGCGCCCGATGCGCCGCCGGTCTGGCTGCCGATGAAGCCGGGCCGCGTCTTTGCACTGTAGCCACCTTGAAAGCGCAGCATCTTCGCGTTGCGCGGGTAGATGTCGTGCGCCGGGCTGCCCTTGTTAAGAATATTCCATACCTCATCCTTTGTGCCGACGAGCCGCCCATCCTTCTGGGCCTTAACGGTATAGGTGGGATCGCGCTTCCATGTCGCGCTCGTCGACTCAAAGTCAATCAGGGCCCCGGCTGCCGCATCGTCGAGCCCGCGATCAACGGCCGCCTGCTGTCGCTTTGGGTCGAGCCGGTTGCGCTTCGGGATCTTTGGAATAATCTTGATCACCGGTAGCACCTTCGAATCTTCTTGCGCATCATGCGACCATGGCCATGCTCGACGGGCCATGCCGATCGACAGAAGCTGTCGACGACCGGCTGAAGCGCCGCGCGTAGCACTTGCGCGATCTCGTCGTTGGCCCAGGCGACATACTCAATCAGTTCTTCGTTTGTCATGCCTTTTGCCTTTTTACCGGATAGGTGCCGACAAGCGCGGGGCATTCGTCGCAATGATCCTCAGTCCCCCCCATCTCGCGAGTCAATTCGCCGGTGCCGTCGTCGTTGTCGCGTACCGATATCCTACACTTGCAGTTCGTAATGCAGGTCTGATTGCCCGGCAATAGCTCCGGTGGTATAATCCAGTCCCCCCAGCGCTGGCTATAGTACGTCTGCCGCACAGCCCCAGCGTAAAGGCCTGCCCGAGCTGCGATCTGGGCTTCGCTCAGCCCCTCGGCCGCCGCTACGAAGTCCTTCAGGTACTGCCGTTGCACGCGTACTAACTGATCGATGTCTCGTCTCTCAGCCCTCGACAGCCCCCGAAACAGCCCCGGGTCGAGCTTAACCCCGGCCCGATCGGCTGTCGCTGCCAGCGCCGCAGCCGTATGGCCCCGCGCTATGATCGCATCCATCTGTGTGGCCCAGCCGGGCTTACTGAAGTCGAGCGCCTGAATCGCGTCGAGCGTCAGCGCGTGCAGGTTGGTTGGCGTGTCAGCCATCGCCGCGCGCCTTGCGGGCCCAGTCGAGCGCCGCATCCTTTTCCTGATTGATCAGGGCTGCCGTCGTATCCACATCCTTAACCACTAAAAACGGTTGATCGCAAAAGCTGCAATACAGCGCGTTGGCGGGCGAATGATCGCCGCACGCTTTACACTCCTTCATCTTGTATTCTTTGGCGACTGGAGGGGCCCCCTGGGGCTGTTGGCCGGCTGCTTGCGGCGTGTTGCTCGGCAGCGGGGTTGTAACCGGCATGCGCGCCTGGGCCTCGCCGCTGATCAGTTTCTCATTGTCGTTTATGTTGCCCGCTTCGGTTGCGTCAGCAGGCAAGAAGGCTTCGTCGAGATCCCCGGCGTCCACTGCCGCGTTGAGCATCTGCATCGGACTGATCGCCCCGGCGTCAACATAGACCTTCAGCTTATCGGCGCGGGCCTTCTCTGCCTGGGCCTTCATCGTCTGATCGCGCCAGTCTTCCGAGTCGCCCATAAAGAACACGGTCGAGCCGGGTAGCGTGGTATGGGTTAGGGCTAGCTCCCAGTTCTTATCAAAGCCCGCCATGCCCTGCCCCTTGATCCCCTCGTCGCGCACCTGGGCTGCCAGGCCCGTATTCAACCCAGCCGGCGCCGGGTCGAACTCTTCGACGTTCATGCCGATCGAGTGTGCATAGCGCCGGTACGCATCGGTGCGCTCTTCTTTTACGTCGAAGCCATCCGGTACTTCAGCCAGGGGGATCGTGACGACCGTTGGCGTCGTCGCCATCTCGATCATTGGCACGATGGTCGAGCCCTTATACAGCACAAAGCCACGTTGATCGCGCGCATCGTCCGAGCTGTTGAGCGCGTTGCGCAGCATCTTGTCTGACACGCCGTTCACAAGATGGATGGCCAGGTTGCGCGTGCCGGTGATCTTCTCCCTGAAGTAGACCTCGACCGCTGCTAGCTTCAGGATGGTTGCCCAGGAACGCGACGCCGCACACATACCATAGCCGCGCATCTCGACTCGAGGCGACGGCATGTCGGTGATCCGGATCACGTCTTCAGCGTCGAGCAAATGATAGCCGCCATAGTATGACCAATACACGATCGGCTTCTGGGGGTCGCCGGTCGGATAGCACCGAAGCGCGTCAAGGTGAAAGAGCCCAACGATCCGACTGCCCCGCGCGCTCGACGACCGGGCTTTCTCGACGACCATGCCCATGTCAGTTAGCAAGTAATCTTGCAAGCCCCGCTGCAGCCCGCTGGCATAGCTGCCGTCGTATCCCAGGATCAGTTGCTGGGCCGCCTTGATGCGCCGCGCGCTATCGTCGGAGTCCTCGATCCTGAAGCCCTGAGCAACCTTCTTGCTGATCGCCTTGAAGATAGAGTCGGCCCACATATTTTCAAACTGGGGAGTCTGGGAAAGCAGCCGATCGCGCCCGATCGAGCCTTGCGGGGGAAGAGAGAATTGCCCATACTGGGCAATGCCGGGTATACCGCTGAGCAGTCCTACCGGCCCCATAAGAATAGTGAACGGTGCCGCCGCCGTCGCCGGGATCGCGTCTTGCCGAGTGACGGATCGTTTACGTGCCGCCTCGACATCAGCGGTCGACATCATATCGCTCATAGCTTATCCTGATACGCGACAACCCACATCACCACGGCGTACACGACGAGCAACATGAGGATCGCAGCTTCAAGCGCATTCATACATCGTACCTCTGGGCCCAGACGCCGTACCGCAAGGCGTCGAGCGAATGATCGAACGCCTTCACGATCTTGCCGTTGGCGTCGCGCCGATAGCTTGCCATCTCGGCTCGCAGGTTCTTACACCTGGGGTGCACCTTGACCCGGCGCCGGCCGTTGGCATCGGCCGCGATAGCGCGGCGCAGCTCTTTGATTGACTCTTCGACATCCGGCGGGCTATTGCGGGTATAGATCGCCTCGACGTGCAAACGACCTTTGAGCTCTGCCGCGCTCTTATCTACCACAGCATAGTCAGGCGCCGGATACGGCAGCTGCTGCACAATACCTATATGATCGTTGCTCAGCACGCCGGCCCGGTCGTCTTCATAGAAGACGTTGATCGAGCCGTCGTGCCTGAGCTGGGCCAGCAGAAATACGCGCGGATGGCTGTCGGCACTCCAATACCCAGTAGCAGGATCGCGCTTGCCTACATAGCCATCGTCGACGAACCATAGCACGCTGCCGCCGCCCTCGACATACTCGGCAGCTTCGGTCACGTTGTCGCTATCGCTCCAAACGTCGAAGATCACGCCGGTCGCTTGCACCCACTCGCCGCGATTCAGTCGCGCATCCTCGACGCCGGTAAGGGTTCGCATGGTGGCATCGTAATCCGCTGGGTTGTGCCGGTTATCCTGTCGACCGCTGTAGTAGACGTGCGCTTCGCCGCCGACGATCAGCCGGTTGTAAATCCAATGGGTTGGCGCATCAGGGTTGCAACTGTACAGGATCTGCCGCCAGCGTGCCGCACGGCCGCGCATACGGGCGCGTAGGGCATTGTGGTCTGCTTCCTCTAGTTCTGTCGCTTCTTCGCCCCAGATAATATCGACGCCGCCCCTGGGCCCGATGCTCTTCAGTCTTTCGCGTTGCTCTTTGTCCTCGAGTCCCATATAGGCGAGGATCGAGCCGTTGAAGTAGCGGAAGAAGTCTTTCGACTCATACTGCCGCACGCGCGGATCGTCGCCGATCACGGTTTCATTCAGGAACAGCAACGAGCCCTTGGTTAAGCTGACGCGAGTCTTACGCACAAGCAGGGCAAAGGCCCCAGGATACTTCAGGCAGTAGCCGTGTAGCTTCTCAGCACCCAGCCGCGACTTGCCGCCGCCGGCCGAGCCGGTCAACAGGATCAGTCCCGACTTATCGCGCCACGGCTCGACCTGCCACGGCAGCGGATCAAATAGCGTCGCCGGGTTGTGCCGGATCGTCGCCTGGGGCTTCGTCCCAGTCATCTGGACTGACAATGGTATACCCCTTGCGCACTTCGATGCCGCCGGAATGCTCGACAAACTCTTTCGGCTTGCCGTACTTGCGATCCCATAGCCAGGTTGACGCCTTGATCGAGCTGTCGGCCGCCTGCACGCCTTTGCGTTTGGCGTTGGTGATCATGTTCTCGACAATGGCGCGCTCAGCTGCCTCATCGAAGAGCTCAAGCAGCACCGATCGAGTTGCATCCTCGACGGGCTTCGGCGGCCGGCCGGATGGGTTGCCAGATTGCCCAGGTTGGAATCTTCCCATAGTCTTCTGCTAACAGATTGATCAGGGCAGCTTGAGCAACGGGCCGGCGATGATCACGACGGCAAGCCCAACGCCAAACAAGAACATACACAGCCACTGCGGCAGCGCGAAATGGACGGCGATCCACCAGAGCAGAGTTGCAAGGGCAGCTGCAATGATGGCCAGCAGAGTAGCAGGGCCAATTGTCATAATAGATACCTCTTCACTAAGAGCCACGCCAGCGCACCGACGAGCCACCAGAGCAGCACCCAGCACACGCCAGCGATCACCAACCAATAGCGTCTCATCGGCTCAGCCCCAGCGCAAACGCCGCGATCAGCAGCATCGCTGCAATCTCAAGGCCCAGCCGGATCGACTGCCAGCGCCGGATCTGTTCCTGCCCCTCGACAATCGTTTCTATCTTGGCAACGATCTGGGCCTGACGCTTGCCAAACTCGAGCACCTCATGGTTGAGAATGTTAATCGCGCGATTGATCGTATCACGATAGATCCGCCACTCAAGCGCCATGTCGCTCAGGGCCCCCAGCACGCCGTTGTATGCTTCTTCGGTTGGCATCAGAGCGGCGTCAGCCCGGCCATGTCGACAAAGCCGATCCCGGCCGGCACCCCGTCGAGCTCAGATACATGACCGTTGCTCGGGTCGTCGATCTTGACCGACTGCCCCGGCGTCAGATAACCCCAAAGCAGCCCAGTATGATCGGATCGTTCGTAGACTGGCAGGCCCATGACGTGATACGTTTTCGCCGGGGGCTTCAGCACCTGATCGCGCCATGCGATAAAGTCAGCGTGTGGCCAGTCGGTAGGGTCGACCTTGCGCTGATAGGGCCCCGGCAGCGCGACTTGGCCATGCGTGTCGACCTGAGCCCCGAGGATCGCGTAGCTCTTGCACAGCTCTTGCAGCAGCCAGGCTAAACAGTCCTTCTGGGCAGTAGGCCAGTTCTCGCCCCGCGCATGAAGACACTCGATTCCGATGCTGTTGACGTTCACATAGGTGCTGATCGCGTCGCCACTATGCCAGGCGCTGTATTTCTGAGGGTCGAGGAACTGAATAATCTCTGCCTGTCGACCGATCAGATAGTGGGCACTGATCGCCGACGACGTATAGATGTAGCTGGCAGCTGACGAGAGCGATTGACCTACAGCGCCCTCAGTCGAGTGCACGACGATCGAGATCGGATCGCCCGGCCGCATACCATAGCCATGGCCAACCGGGTAGGTTTTCGCCTTCGGATAGGTCGAGGCGTTGATCGGGTATGCCATAGCAGGCCCTAATCTCTGATCTGAGAGAGCATGATCTACTGACAGTATACCACCTGTTGTCAAGCGAACATAATCGGTCAAGTTACTGTTATGAAACTGATCACATTCTCCCATTGCAAAGCACTCTATAGGTGCTATAATGGCTACAGTGTTATTCGATTGTACGCAAGGAGCAACCCATGGCGCGACAGCAAATCAATTTGAGCCTGACTGACGACACGCGCGACAAGCTCGACATGCTTGTGACGCTGATGCGCAAGTCGAGCGGGCTTGAGACGAGCCGCACGACGATCATTACGGTGTTGGTCGAGGAGGCTGCAAGCCGGGTCGAGGCGAATCAGCCGCTGAAGCGGATCGAGCCGATCCGCGATGGCAAGAAGACGATCGGATGGCAAGCAGTCTACGGCGATCACATCGTCGGCACCTATGACCTGATCGACAAAGACAAGGCCCAGATGGCGCTCGACCGTTTCGTATATGAGGAGCTGAGCCGATGAACATTGAGATCACCGAAGACCGCAGCCGCTACAAAACGACCGACTACACATGGAACGTACGGATCGACGGCGTGCTGATCGCGGTCGCAAAGACGCCGGGCGCCGGCGACTATGTTGCGAACGAAGTCATCGCCCGCAACGATGTCGCGATGCTGAAGCAAGCGATCAGCGCGCTCGACGCCGTTGATCAGGCGCTGGCTGCCGAGCTAGCCCACACGTACGACGACAGCCCCCCAGGCCACTGCCAGCAGCCCGACGACCTCTGCGACGTACACAACCCATGCCCAGCGCACGCCGCCGCCGCCGCCGCATACCTCGCCGCTGAAGCGCACCCAACCGGCGGTATAACCATCCCGATCAACGCTGAAGGCCCACAATGCCCATGCGGTCGACCGGCGCTGTTCTTTGTCCAGTACCCAGGCAAGACATACGCATACTGCCCCGACTGCTATCGCGAGCTCACGACCGAACGGCCGCCGCTGCTGGCCCAGTGCGCTGCCATCATTCGCCGTTGCCTGGGCTCGACGACCGGCGCCGGGTCGATCATTGACGAGCTGCGCCGGGTCGACCGCGCGCTGAGCAGCGAGGGTTGGTAATGAAGTGGCACACACCCCCAGCCGACCCGTTGCCCGACGATGGCCCAGGCGATCCGATACCCGGCGATCCGGGATATGAATACCCATAGGAGCAACCCACAATGCAGCACGACGCCACACCCGACATCGAGATACGCATGACGACCTGGGATCACCTCGCAGCCCACAAGCAGGCCCTACGGGCCGCCCAGGCCCTTCTCGCGGGGGCCCAAAGTAATCGCGACAGAACCATGTACCGCGTTTGGATACTCAACGCTGAGCGCAACATCATGCACTGGCAGGCCCAGGCAGAAAGGGAAACACCATGAGCGAAGATACTGAGTGCCTAACATGTGACGGGCGCGGCGGAGCGCTCAGCTATGACATGGAGGGCGATGGCGAATGGGCAATGACTATCACACGATTAGACCCATGCCCGGATTGCCTAGCCATGGATAAATGCCCAGGCTGCGGCAACCAGCACGACGACATTGATATTGACACATTCACATGCGCATGCGGATGGACGTACGACGACGATCGCTTTAATCCGAGCGAAGACTTCTATGCAGAGGGGTATTGATATGAGCATAACAACTGACGCGCTCGACGCCATTCGGCGCATACTCGGCACTGTTTACAGCACTGAGTCGCTGAGCTCAGAAGTCGAGCGCCTTGCAACTGCGGTCGACCTGCTGACCGGGCTCGTCGAGAAAATGCATGCGCGTATTCTGTTCTTGGAGCAGCAGCAGCAACGACGGGAGAATTACTAGCATGCCCAGCTTCAAGCGGTTTCTCATGGGCTTCGCAGTCTACCTGCTCTTCGCGGCAGCGGCAGCAGGCGTGCTGATCTATGCTGGCCTGCACGACTACTTCTATCCGGTGCTGATCATTTTCATGCTGGGATATGTCGGGGGCCGCATATCGAAGATGATCGAGCAGGGTCATTAA